AGCAATACCTGTTCGTGATCGACGGAGCCAAAGCGCTGCGGGCGGGCATCGAGGAGGTGTTCGGCGGCGAGGTGCAGGCCTTTGTTGCGTCCCGCCCTCTCGCGCTTTTTCACTTCGTCGCCGTGCCAGGTGAACCGGACGCCCATGTCGCCTCCTACTCGAACGAGATGACCAAGTGGGAGGGCAACGGGAGCGTCCCGCCGTCCATGTGCCCGGCGGCGATCACGAGCGTCTGCGACCCGTCAGGGAGCGTCGCGCGCGAGCGCGGGGGCGCGACGGTGTCGAGATCGCAGTGGAACTGGGACGAGGAGACCGTCTCGGATCCGTCAGTGGCCCGGACGTTCTTGACCTTCTGCTCGAGCCAGCCCGTGACGTTCACGGCCGCGCCCCAGGTGTCCTGGCCGTAGCCGTTGGTGCCCGTGTGCGGCTCGATAGCGACGGTGTGCTGTTTCCACAGCGTCAGCAGCCCGGCCACGGTTCCATCCCCGTCAGGCCGCCCTGGCGGAGGAGCGCGTACACCCTGGGGTGGTAGGCGATCCCGTTGATGCGGACCTCAGGTGCGGCCTTAGAGCGGGACATGGAGGCGGAACCGAGGCTCACTGACACGTACCCGGCCGGGACTTCTCCAGCGGAGAGGCCCGCGGCGGGGTCGATCGTGTACGAGGCCTGCGCGATCGTGGCGTCGCGCATGGCCTCGGCCACGTCCGTGTCGGTGGGCTGCTGGTTCGCGTCCGTCGCGTAGTAGGCGGTCACGAGCAGCTCGTCGATGTCGCGGGAGGCGATGGCGAGCCGGTCATTGATGTCCGCGCCAGTGGTCGCTTGCCCGTACGGGCTCGCGTCGTACTCCGTGGATGTCGCATAGACCGGGGCCGCCATCGCCTACTCCTCGGCCTCGTCGGTGCTCTCCTCGGCCGCGGGGGCGTCGGGGAGCTCCTGGAGATCGGACTTGGTCATCGCTTCGGCGTCGTCGGCGGCCAGGCCGTGGGCCTGGACCGCCCACGCGACCCAGTCCGCTTTCGGCGCCGCCTGGGCGGGCCGGTTCGCCGGAGCGGGCGACTCGCCGTCGATGCGCGTGAGGCGCCCGACAGCAAGGCGCTGCTCGATGTGCTCGGGGAGGGGGAGGTCGAACGTGAAGACGACCCCGCCCTCCCCTCGAAGCTGGACGGCACCCATCAGGTGTTCCTCGGGACTCGCAGGGCCGTGACGGTCATGCCCTGTGTGCACGTGAACTCCATGGAGCCGTCGGCCTGAAGGAACCGGCCGGACTCGAACGGGCCGAGCAGCTCGACCGCGTTCGCCAGGAGCGCCTCGGTGTAGTTGCCCTGCCCCGCGGCGATCGCGGGCGGGTTGTCGCCGGCGAGGACGACGAAGTCGCCGCCGGTGGCGCCGCAGACGACGCGCAGGACGGTGAGCTCGGGGAACGCGTCGGCGATCTGGCCGCCGTTGGCGTCACCTGAGGTGATTGCGGTGCCTGCGGGCTGCGCGAGCGAGCCGTTGGGCACCAGGTTGCTGTAAGCGACAGCGGTGCGTGCCATGTGTCAGCCCTCCTAGGTCTGCGACGCGGTCAGGACCGCGATGTGGTCGGGACGGACGAGCTTCGCGCCGTACAGGTGCAGGCCCTTGATCGCGTCCGAGAACGAGGACTCGGGGCGGTAGGCCTCGGTCTTGTTGATCTGCTGCGCGAAGGAGATGGCCGAGTCCACACCGGCCTGGACGATGTAGTCGTCGCCGGTCGGGTTCGGGGCCTGGTTCGAGCCGTACAGGTTGAAGCCGAGCGCGCGGCCGACGTAGCCGTTGCGCAGCGCCTCGGTGGTGCCCGCGGCGGAGGCGTCGACGAACTTCGTCTCTTCCAGCAGCAGCGACCAGAACCAGTGCGGGGCGTTGCAGTAGCGGCCCTCTTCGGGAATGTCGGCCTCGTCGAGCGCGAGCTTGAGCAGCCGCAGCTGCGTGTAGGCGATCGCGCCGGTGGTCACCGAGACGGTGCCGAGGTTGTTGCCCGCCACGACGCCCGTGTACAGCGACGCCACGTAGGTGTCGGTGAGCTTCGCGAGGCCGTAGGCGGCGCGGCGCATGGCCTCGCCCATGACGTTGCCCTTGGCCTGGCGGGCGTCGACGTCGTCGACCTTGAACGCGAAGTACTTCGACTGGTCGATGACCAGGGTCCGCTGCGCGTCGTTCAGCTCTTCAGGCGTGATGGTGGTGGAGTTGGGCACGTAGGTGCCGATGGTCGGGTCGGAGATCGACGTGATCCGCACGGTGTCGCCGGCCGCTGCGATGTCGCCTTCGTAGTCCCGGTTGACGACGCCCGGCTGGGCGTAGACGAGTCGGGTCTCGAGGGCGCGCAGGAGGACCGCCGACCAGATCTCCGGGATAAACCGTTCGATGGCCATTGGGTGGCTTCCTTTACATCAGGTGTTGGAGCTTGCCTTCGGACAGCGCCTTGTCGATGTCGGCGGGTGTCATGGAGGCGAGCTGTTCGCGGGTGATCCGGCCAGCGCCGTTACCGCCGTTGAAGTCCGCTGTGTTGCGCGCCGGGCCCGGCTGGGCCTTGAACTTCGGGTTGGAGGCCACGAATTGCGTGATGTGCGCTTCGAGGTCGGCTCCGTCGTCGAGGTCGGCGAGCGAGTCGAGGAACTTGTTGGAGTCCAGGAGCGCGTCCGCGTCAGCGCCCAGCTTCGACGCTGAACGGAGGACGGTGTTCTCGACGTTCCGCTCCCACAGGTCCGCTTGGAACTGCTGGAGCTGGGCGGCGAGCTTCTCCGGGGACTGCTCCTCGGTGCCGTCGGGTGTGAGCCCGAGGGCGGACAGCACCTTGTCGCGCTGCGCGGCGGCCTCCTGGGCCTGCTGCTCGGCGGACTTGTACTTCGTGCGGTAGCCCGCGGCTTCGTCGCGGGTTTTGGCAATGGCTTTCTGCGCCCACTCAGGGAGTGAGCTGATGTCCTGCGGGTCGTTGGTCGGCGCCGGGCCGCCCTGAGAGTCCGCGGGGCTGGTTCCCGGCTGCTGGGGGTCGGTCGGCGCCAGGCCGGCGATCCCCGCGTCGGTAGGCGCGCCTGGCGCCTGCGACGGCTGGGTCATGGTTGTGTCCTCTCGGGACGGTTGGATGTTGCGTTCTTCCGGCTCGTGCCGGGAGTCTTTGGGGCTCAACGCTTCTTGCGGCGGAGCTTGGCGATCTGCGCGGGCGAGGGGTCGCGGCCGTGCATGAGCCGGTAGTTCGAGATGAGCGTGTCCACGTCCTTGGCAGTGGGCTTCCCGCTCTGCTGGTACTGGCGGGACACCTGCTGGGAGGGCTTGATGCTCGGCTTGCCGCCTGAGGACTTCGCGGACTTCTTCGCCGCGGCCTTCTTGGCGGATGCCTTGCGCGGCTTCTTGCCGAGGCTCGCGCCCTTCTTGGCCTTGTCGGCGGCGTCCATCTTGGCGAACGCGGCCCGCCGGGACTTGAGGGGCAGGTCAAGGAAGTTCATGTGGTGCCTCCTAGCGGGCGGTGCCGATGGCTTCGCGTTGCGGCTGCCGCTTCGCGCTGGTGGTCTTGACGTGGTCGCGGATCTTCGCCTGCCAGGCCCGGACTTTCGCGGCTGCGGCCTGCCGTGCGGCGGGGTCGACGAGCGCGGCTTCCTTCAGCTTCGCTTTGCGCACCTGGCGTTCGAGGTAGCGCAGGCGCTGGCGGTCCTCGTCGCCCTGCGGGTCTTGGGTGTGCGTCGGGGCTTTCGTGACGCCGGGGAGGTACGCGGCGAGGGAGTGGCGGCAGTTGGGGTGGAGCAGCCCTGCGGTGGTTGCTTGCGCGAGGGTCCCGGCCACGTCGACGGTGACCATGCGGTCCTCGATGCCGTGCTCGACCTCGCGCGGTCCGGCGGGTCCGGTGATGGCAAGGACCTTGCCCTCCCAGGGGCGGCAGCGCTCGCATTCCTGCGGGGCGTTGGAGACGATTACCAAGCCGATACCGGCCTGCTTGAAACGGTCGAGAGCGCCCTCAAGTGCAGCGTGCGCGACCGTGGTGCGGGTCGCCATCTCCACATACGAGGCGAGGTCCCAATTGCGGCCACGCTTGTCGGTGAATCCCACGATGCCCTTGGCGAGCAGGTGCTCCCAGGCGACCTGAGCGGCCCCGAGTCTGGTCTTCGTGCCAAGGAGGACGTCAGCGGCAGGCTGGGCCATGACGTCGCGGTAGGCGTCGGTCTGCCAGCGCAGGACGTTCAGGTGCGCGCTGCTCATCCGCTGCGTGAGCTCCTGCGCGAGGGCCGTGAGCGCGTCGATGCCGGGCAGGTCGGCCCTGAGTTGCGTCACGGCCTCGGCGAGGCGCGCGTCGCGGCGTTTCGAGTAGCCAGTCAGCCATGCGATCGCACGGACGACCCTGGAGCGTCTAGCAAGCCAGTCCGCCCACCGGTCACCGGAGAGGCGGGCCATCTCGTCGACTGCGGCGCTGGCGCCCTTGGCATACGCCTCCATGAGGGCCCGCTCGGCAAGGATGCGTGAGGGGCCGTGGAGGGCGGCGAGGACGCTTTCGGCTTGGCGGCGAAGCGTGGTGATCGCGGTTAGGCGGTCGTTGGTGATGTCGGTGCGGACCTGACGTGCGAGGTTCGCGGCCAGGCGGGCCTCGGCGTCGCGGTAGAGGTCGGCGAGGTTCTGCGCCAAGCCCTCTGCAAGGGTGCGGTCGACGGGCATTACGCCTCGCCTTCAGGCCCTTCG